CACATTGGCCTTTGAGAAAATAGATATTGCTTCCAATTTATTCTCTCTCATCGAGAGTAGCTTCTCTCTTTCCTCATTTTCTCGTCGTTGTTTTTCAAGAACTTCCTTTTCTCTTTCCTCAGCTGAAAGTTTTGCAAGTCGCTCTCCTTCTTCTTTTGCTTTTAGAATTTCCTGTTGAGCTTCTTGTTGCATTTTCTCTAATTTTGCTTTCCAGCTTTTTTCAGCTCGTTCTAGTCTTAATGAGATTAACTCATTGACCTTCTCTTGCTGTTCTTCTGAAAATGAAATCTCCTCCTGATTTTCCTCTTTGACGGTTTCCTCTGGAGTATCAGAAACCTGAGTGTTTACTTCGGTTTTAGGCATAATACCTTAAAACTTAATTTATATCCATTTTCCCCTGTCGGGTTTAACTATTTATAGTGTAGCACATTTCATTCTAGTATTACAACTTCATCTCCATTTCTCTTCTATCGTATCCCTCCGATTCTAATCCTCGCATTTGAGTCTCGTATATTCCTAATTCATCACGACCTTTACCACTCTTTCTTTTTTCTTCTAATTCACGAAGTCGTAACTCTTCCTGCCAATCTACTTTATTCCAAACCTTTTCCCTTTTAGCCTCCTCATTAAACACAACCGTTGTATCACTTCTGCAGGATGGATGAAGGGGCGGATAATTAACTCCCACTTCTGCCTCGCTTATTTTAAAGACTTGTCCATTTAATTCCCTACAAATTTTGCTAGTGCGTTTATCTAAAATCGCTTCGTAACGGTAATATTCAATACCTTCATCGATATAACTTTGTAATTCTGCCTGATTAGTAAAATAATTTGTTTCTGTTCTGACCAACCTCATTGCATAATATCTTCCAACATCAAAATGTTCTCTGATTTGTCTTTGCATTTTCTCCTGTGATATTCCACTTACTAATCCACCACCAACTACTCGTGGTAAAACTTCTTCTATGCGACTATTAAGCATTGCATTATTAGCCCATATCCTAGTAGAGTAATTCCCTCCTTGCCAATTCTCTCTTAATATCTGATACTTAGTCATATCGTCAATATGAGCGAAACCTCTATACTCTCTTCCTAGATATTCCCTGATGTCCTTCCTACTTGCAGAATAACTTTCTTCTATAATTTTAGAATACGCACTTTCTGATATTTCAAGTTCTCTTGGTGCGATTGATTGTATCTCCCAATATATCTGTTGTTTCATCGCTTCTAACCTAGTAAGTCTACCTATATATGCCGGATCATAAACATCTGCAATATTAAAACCAAGTTTTCTCATTTTAACTTGTATAGATAAAAGAAAGTTTTCTTTATCGGCATTACTAAGTATTTTGGTAAGCTCCATTACATCTAGACCAGTTTTATCGGCGTAGTTCACATATAGTCTATTTATTTCTTTATTGATATTTTGTAGTGCTTGTTCGTAAATGGGGAGTATCCTTTGCATTGCAGAATAACCAATTCTTTCGGAATAATCTAATCTTGACTTTGTTCTTTCTAACCAATAATTATCCATTTCATTAAGAATAAACTATTCTTGTTGAGCATTTATTTCTGCTGAGGTATTCGGTTCACCTTTTCCGAAATTGTTTACAGTCTCAATAAACCTATTTAACCCCTCTTCTTTGGCCAATTCTATACTCTTTTTAGGATTATCTACAAAAGGTAGTTGAGATATTAGTGTTTCGTCATCTACGATTCCTCTTAAATTGCTTATTATTTGGCTTAACTCTAAAAAATTCTGTGGTAGGTTTCTATTAAATACGGCATCTACTTTGTATATATCAAACTCTCTAGATTTGTTTATACTAACTAAATAATTATTATAAATCTCCAATCTTTCCATCAGCCCTTTTTCAAAGAACCTTTCCTTGTTCTTAACATTCTGATCAAAAGGAAGTAACTTGTAAGCAATCGCAACTCCACTAGCATTACCCACAAAATTCTCATCACTCATATTAGGTGTAAGTGATATTTTATGTATATCCTGTTCTATATTCCTTCGTAAAATATCAACTTGTGTTTCATCTAAATTTTTAGCTAGAAACTCTATGTTAGCTTCTCCTTTAATTGGTAAATCAAACATCATTCTATTATTTCTCAAATCAGCTTTTTGTTCATCGGTCATAGAGACTCCATAACCTAAAAGAATAGCTTCAACTAATTGCTGTTTATCGTTTATCCTATCTGACTGTAAAAGATTATAAGCATCAATTAAACTAATTACCTGTTCGAAATCCCCCATATAATCAGAGTTATTCCTGAACTCTATTAAAGGTACTTTCTTAAACGAATGAGGTTCTTTATCTCCAACTCTTGGATCTCCCTTGCTATCTACACAATTCACATATTTATATTTATCTGAATACACCGTAATACTATCATAAGCTTTGTTTCTATCATCACTTAATTCATAAATAATCCCAAACATCTTTTTGTGCATAACAGTATTATCATAAACACAAATAGCATTTCTCACATCAATATCTTTGCTCCTTACATCGTTACCGTCGTTGTAAATAAGCTCATATTGAATACCAAAAATAGATAAATCTTTAGCAATTTCTACATCTAAATCTGATATCGTTTGCTTTTGATATTCTTCTAAAATAGGTTCAATATTTATATTCTCATCTAATGATTTATACAAAACAGGATTACCTAATAAATAGCCGGTGTTTATTTCTGTAATATATTTTGCGTGGTTAGTTATAACTTTAGAGTTTTTACTTCCAAGTGGTTTTGTTCTTTTCAAAATCTCGTGATTTCCTAAATAATAATCCTCTAACCTTTGATAATATTTTCTTTTCTTTTCATTATAATCAATTGCTTCTTTAATAATTTCAGAGGATAGTTCTAAATCTTTATTTATGGTAAACATTTTCACCTACAATAAACTTATATAACCATACTAGCACATTCTTATAACCCTATCAAACCTCTATCGAACGATTGATATTTACTATCTCTATAATATTTAATTCCCTGTATCGCCAAGAAACTAGCGAATAAGCTATCGTCGTGATAACCTTCATCGTGTTCTCTTCTACCATTCTCTTTTCTAACAAAGGTTTTCATTTGCTGTATTAAAATATCAGAGTTTATTACTAAATTGTCATTCTCAAAAAACTCAATAAAATCATCTATCATTAAATCCCTATTAGAACTTTGTGTCCTCCAGCCATATTCATTCTTCTGTTTTTGTGTCTTTTTATCAATATATCTATTAACAAACAGGTTTCTATATCCCTTCTCCTTTATCTTCAGAACTGTTGTAAGTCCTGAACCATTCCTTTCTGGTATTATAAAAGCTTCGTTATATTCATTTCCTAAATCAATAACTAAATCTGCTGTTTGGTCCGGTCTTATAGTTGCATCAGTAAAACTTGCAACCTCTAATATCTTTGAGTTATCCGTTATATCCCATATTTCGACTGCCGTATTATCTCCCCCTAGCCCTTCCGCTGTATCTATACCTATTACATACTTATGCCCTTCTTCCGGTTCTTTGTAAATCTTAATTCCTTTCATCGTTTTAATTACATTCCCAGCCCTTAATTGGCTTACTTTAAACAAATCAAAAACCGATATTGATGATGATAGAAATGCTTCTTCTGCTACCGTTGGATAGTTCTGTTTAATTTCCTCTTTATAGATTAAGGCTTGTCTGTAATACCAGTAAAACTGCTCATCGGTTAAATTATGCTTTTCCTGTATATCACTAATCAAATTATATTTTTTAGCAATATTTTTATAATCTTCTTTCCATCTATTATCTTCAGGTAACTCATACTGATAATTACTTTCCCAAGTCCAGTTGTAGAAATGCGGAGTGAAACCATTCTTCCCATCTTTAGCTTCTTGCCAAAAATCATAGGCACTATTTAATCCATTTGCAGTAGTTTCCAATATAATACTTCCATCTTTAGGAACTGCTGGAAATGTAGAAGAAATTATATCTCTCATATTCTTCACAAAAGCAAACTCTGATACATGTAAATGCTGAACTGTTCCGGATCTTACATCTAAATCTACAAAATATTTACTGTTATTTCCTTCAAAACTCAACTCTCTTATATTGTCATATCTAACATTGTATACTTTCTTAATATCTTCTGGCAGATTGTCCCAAGCATACTTTGCTATTTCAAAAATAGATCCTAACTTCTTTTGCTGATGTGCAATAGTTGCGACTGAAGTATTAGAGTTAAGCATAATCAGTCGCAAATGATTTAATTGCAACAATGTAGTAAATCCTAACTGCCTAGCCTTTAAAATAACATCTCGTCCGGTCCTCTTTTTTAGAAAATCTTTTTGTGCAAGATTAGGATAAAACAAAACTTTCTTCCCTTGTGTGTTTTTAATATAAAACCTAGTTAATAGGTTCATTATCTAATTCTTTTAACTCTTTAACTATATCTTTTACTGTCAAATTAACATTTCCTTGAAGATCAATATCTTGTTGTGGCTTCCCTATTTTTCTATCCAACCAATCTGTTACGAACTTTTCCTTTAGTCTATATTTCACCAATGTATCAAACTCAACCGAATAATTTTCTGGGTGCAATTTTATATCCTTTTCTATATCAATTAACTCCTTAACAGACATAGTATCTATCCTTTCCATCTTATCTAAAACTCTCAACTTCGCTTTCCTTTTATCCCAACCCTTGCTTTTTGCTTCTGGACTAGGTTGTCTCTCAGAAGTAAATTGCCCTTCTTTTGGAGGTTTACCCTTTCCTACCTCATAATTTTTCCCATTTTCATTCCCGTTTTTCATAGTTTCTTTGCTTCTTATCTTAGAAGTTAATTTCTTATTGGTTATCATAACTTACAATAGTAAAGTATATCATAAGTTATTATTTTATCATCTAGTTTCTCAGGTAGAACAATATACAATATATATCTCAAACAAATGATTTCTATCTGATATCTATATCATCAAACTTATTAAGATAATGATCACAGATCTTGTCGTATTCAGCCTTGTAATATTTAGCAAATTCTTCTTCAGTAGGAGTTCTTCCTAGTTTTTGTTCTTGTAGTTTCCATAGAATATCTCTAAACCTCTTACTTGGAGTTTTCTTTTTAACCAAATCACTATCAGGTTGCAAATCTTCTAAAACTTTATTTACATCAAAATCAACCTCATTACCAATCGGAGTATCAGTCAAAATTAAAATCCCATAATCACCTAAATGACTATCTATCTCTGCAATATCTTGA